GCAACGCCGCACGATTCGACCGGCACGACGTTCACTTTCGCCAGCGTCGGCTACACGGTGACCAACATCGTCTACACGCTGGGCGAACAGAACAACAACGTCCAGCCCATCGACATCAGCCACCTCGGCCAGACCGCCGGGCAGTCGGTGCTGACGATGGACCGGCCGCTCAAGGGCTCGGTGCAGAACGGCGGCACCACGGGCCGCGTCGTCGACATCGACTACCAAGGCTCCGCCGTCATCGCGGACGGCAGCACCGGCACCCTCTCGGTCGTGTCGGGTGGCGCAACGATCGTCACGGGCATGGCCACCGTGACCAACTCGAGCGTCACGCTCGCGGTGAACGACATCATCCGCGGCAAGGCGTCCTTCAAGATCGCCCGATAGTCGGCGGGAGGGCGCCGTGGCGATCGCCTGTGCTGGCGTCACTGTGACTTGGAACAGCGTCCCGTTCCAAGAAGTCCGCGAGATCCGCGTCGAAGGCCCCGGCTCGCTGCCGGGCGGCCGCCTGACGCCGTGGACACTTGACCTCGGGACTATAGAGGTGTCGTGCCTCGGCACGGCAAACATCTCCTCGGCGCAGTACGGCAAGAGATTGGTCCTCGGCATCCAAGGCGGTGGCATCTCTTGGAGCGCGGACTGCATCTACCAGACGTACCGCATCGAGGGAGTCGTCAACGACGTCACGAGGTACACGGTCTCATTCAAGGTCATGGACACGACAGGAGCGGGCTCAGTCCCGGCATGAAGCATGGCGGCTCTCACGAAGGATCAGATCATCGCGGCAAACGACCTCGGCCTCCTCAAAGTCACCGTCCCGGACTGGGGCGGCGACGTCTACATCCGCGTGATGACGGTCGGCGAGCGTGACGCCTACGAGCGGGAGTGGATCGGGAAGCGGGAAACCGGCATCGACAACTTCCGCGCCAAGTTCCTGGCCCGTTGCCTCTGCGACGAGGCTGGCAAGCGGCTTTTCAGCGACGAAGAAGTCAGCCTGCTCGCCACCAAGAACGCCCGCACCTGCTCGATGCTCTGGTCGAAAGCGATGGCGCACAACGCCATCACCAACGACGACGTGGAGGAACTGGCAAAAAACTGAACCTGCGGCCGTCGCGGCGGATGCTCTTCGCGCTCGCGGGGCATCTCAAGATGACGGTCGCAGAGCTCTGCACCCGCATGGACAGCCGTGAACTGTCCGAGTGGATCGCATACACCCGACACTTCGAGGCCCTGCCAGACCCGTGGAAGCAGACCGCATTGCTCACCGCCGCCGCGCTCTCCCCGTACTGCCCCAAGGGCAAGGCCCCGAAGGTCGAAGACTTCATCCCCACTGAACCGCCGCCCCAGCACGAGATCCAGATGCTCGACCAACTCCGCGCCTTGAAACGCGACCTTGAGGCTCTCGGCTAATGGCAACCGTCCTCGGCCTGGCGATGAAGGTGACGGCCGACACGAGCGGCTTCACTCAGAGTCTGGACCCAGTCGACCGCGCCCTGCAGGGCATCCAGAAGCAGGCCGACAGCACCATCGACGCGTTCGACAAGTTCGCGGCATCATCGACGGCCGCCGCGAACATGCAGCAGGAGACGGCGTACCAGCTCACGCTCCTGCAGGCGGCCCTCAAGGACGGGCAGATCAGCGCCCAGGAGTTCGCCGCCGAGTTCGCCAGCATCCAAGCCGTCACGAAAGAGAATGTCGCCGCGCTGCAGGAAGCGGCCGACATCATGACGAAATACTCCACCGAGACGGACAACAACATCGCCCGCCAGGAACGGCTCACGCAGCTCTACAACCAGGGACTCATCGACCTCCAGGCCTACATGGGGGAGATGAACAAACTCAACGGCGTCAACGAGGCGGCCGCGGCCTCCGAGAAAGCCCGCGCCGACGCCGCCAAGGCCGCCGCCGACGCCCAGAAGTACGCCGAAGAGCAACTCAAGGAATCCAACGAGGCCCAGAACGAGCTTGAGAAAGAGGCGCAGAAGATCCGCGAGGCCAACACCACCGCCATCGACAAGTACGAGCAGCGGGCGCGGGTGCTGTTCACACTCAAGCAGCAGGGCCTCATCACCGACCGCGAGTACAACGCCGAGATCCAGAAGGCCCGCGACAACTACACCAAAGCCGCAGAAGCCGCCGCCGGCCTGACCGCGGAGGTGAAGAAGGTCGCGGACTCGCGAATCCAGTTCAACGAGCTCACCGGGATCATCGGCCTGCTGCCCGGCTCCATCGGCAGCGTCGCCACACGCATCTCGGGACTCTCGAGCGCGGCCGGCGGCTTCGGAAAGATCTTCGACGGCGGCCTGCGGCCAGCCATCTCGGGCGTGGCCGACATGCTCGGCGGCCTGTTCACCAAGGCCAATCTCGTCGCCGGCGGCCTGGCAGCCTTCGGGGCCGCCGCCACGGCGGTCTGGAACGGCCTCGAGCAACTCGCCGGGCGCGTGGAAAACCTGACGAACCTCGCGGTTCGCATGGGAGCCAGTTTCGAGAGCGTCCAAGTCCTCGACGAAGCCGCCAAGCGGGCCGGCTCCTCCGTCGAGGCCGTCGCCTCCGCGATGCAGAAGTTCTCCGTCCGCGTCAACGAGGCACGCTCCGGCTCCGGGGACGCCGCCGAGGCCTTCGAGAAGCTCGGCATCTCCCAGGAAACGCTCCGCCGAGCCAAGCCCGACGAGCTCGCCAAACTCACGGCCGACGCGTTGATGAAGATCGAAGACCCAGCCCTGCGGGCCGCGCTCGCCACGGACACGCTCGGGAAGAAGGGTCTGTCGCTCATTCCAACCTTCCAGTCCATCGGCGAGGCCTCCGAGGCCATGGAGCGCTTCGGCGGGGCCATCAGCGACATCGACCAGCAGCGGCTGCTCGCCCTCGACGTCGAGCTCGACAACATCAAGACCTCGATGATGGGCTTCGGCAACGAGCTCCTCCTCCCGTTCACCGGCGTCACCGAGGGCATCGCCAGCCTGTTCGCCGACGTCGTCGGCGCCCTCACCCAGATCATCGCCCCCATCGGGGACGCGATCGCTCCGATCTTCGACGCGTTCGGCAAGACCATCGGCGAGTTCGGTGAAACGCTCTACAACATCGGCGCCATCATCGGCCGCCTCATCACCATCGGCCTGACGCCGTTCACCAACGTCATGCAGGCACTCGGACCCGCCATCTCCCCAGCCAAGCTCGTCCTCGAGGGCATCAACGCCGTCCTCGAAGGCCTCATCTTCGTCATCGACCAAGCCATCGCGGCCTGGAACGGATTTGCCGACAGCATCCCGCTCGTCGGCCAGTACCTCAAGGTCGCCGCAAACGACGGCAAAACCGCCGTCGGCGAGCTCCGCGACGAGGCCGAAGAACCGCTCGACATCGGCGGCGAAGGCGTCTCCAAAGAGTTCGAGAAGACCCTGGAGAACGTCCAGAAAAACCTCTCCAAAGCCATCGACGAATCGGCCAAGTTCGGCGAAGCGGGCTTCAACGCAGCCCTCCAGTACCAGGAATCCATCAAGCAACTGCAGGCCCAGTTCGACGCGGGCATCCTCAACGAGACCGCCTTCGCCCGCGCTGCCGCCGAGGCCGACGCCGCCTACAAGCAGCAGATCGACACCATCAAGGAGGCGACCAAGGAGACGGAGCGCAAGGCCAAGGCCGAAGAAGACGCCGCCAAAAAAGCCCGCGAGGCCATCGACAAAGCCATCGAGGAGTCCGAGCGGGCTCTCATCCGCGACCAGCAGTTCGGCGGCGACGAGAAGCGGATGAAGGCGGCCGAGATGGTCGCCACGCTCAACGAAGAAATCGCCCGCACGGAAGCCGAGATCGCCCAGGCACGGGCCGCTGGTGACGCCGCCACCGTGCAGGCCGGCAACGCGCGGCTCGCCCAGCTCGATCAACTCAAGGCCCGCGAAGAGGACATCGCCAGCGGCGAGGCGGCACGCCGCGAAAAAGACGCCAAAGAGCAGGAGAAGCGAGACAAGGATCGCGCCAAGAAACTCGAAGACATCAACAAGAAGATCGCCGACGAGCAGCAAAAGATCACCGACAA